TAATTGTCAAGTCTAGCAACCTTAACCCTGCCGGAGGGGAGTATTCCCGAGGCAAGTTCAGTGGCCGTACGCCCTGCGTCATCGTTGTCGAAGAAGAGGACGATCTCTTGGTATCCTTGTAAGAATGGGATTTGTTTTTGTAAGTCTTTTTTGGCACTTGCCGCACCATGAGGTAGGCTGACCATCGGCCAACCTGACATAACCTCGTAACAACTGGCGGCATCTAGCTCTCCTTCAGTGATAACAATTCGTTTGCCACTTGTAGGAAATAAGTGTTGACCAAAAAGCGTGTCTGTAGATCCTCCTTCGTAATGGAAGTCTTTTGATTTAGTCTTGATTTTAAAGCCAACAACTGTCCCATCTGCTCCATAATATGGGAAACGTAAGGTGTTACCATATCTGTAGATTCTGTAGAAGTTGTTGGTTCGTTCGCTGATTCCTCGCTTTTTAAGGGCTTCGGCTTCTCCGAGGAATCTGGCTGTTGTTGTTCTGTCATTTGTCATTATGGGTGTATTGTTGTCCCCGTCTGCTGGGGTGTATGTCTGGCACGAGAAACAGAACGTGTGACCGTCAGAGTAACGTGAGTTAGCATCTGACGAGCCACAGTTAGGACATGGTTCATGTGCCACAAATTCTGATTCTGT